TTAGACATGGTGCCCTCCTGTTCCGCCATCCCGGCTGAATTCACCGCTGACCAGCGTTAGCCTGGGTGTCAGCGGCGGCGCTCCCTTGCCGCTGACGGCATCGATGTAGTCGGCCCAATCCTGCATCATCCGGCGCCGTTCCGCCAGGAACTGCGCCCGGTCATAGGCACTGGCCACCTTGTCCTTCGGCGCATGTGCCAGCTGCCGGTCCACGACTTCATGCCGGTAGCCAAGGCGCTCCTTGATGGTGCTCATGGCCAGCGCCCGGAAGCCATGGCCGGTCATCTTGCCCTTGTATCCCATGCGTCCAAGCGCCACCAGTATCGTGTTATTGCTGATCGGCTTTTCGTGGTCGCGCTGATTCGGGAACAGGTACTTGCTGCGGCCCGTGATCGCGTGCAGTTCGCGCAGCAGCTCCAGCGCCTGGCGCGACAGGCATACGTGATGGTTGGTCATATCCGGATTGACGGTCAGCTTGCCGCGCTTCATGCGTTGCCATGGAATGACCCACTCGCCGCGCTCCATGTCAATTTCACTCCAGGGCGTCTCGATCAACTCGCTGGTGCGCACAAAGCACAGCAGCATCAGCCGCAGCGCAATGCGCGTCGGCGCGAACATGCGTGCTTCGTTGCGGTCCAGAATAGCCAGGAACTGCGGTAGTTCGTCGGCGTTGATGGCGGCGAAGTGTCCGGCGCGGACGGTCTTCAACACATCCTTCATATCGGTGACCAGATTGCGCTCTGTGAATCCGCATTGAATCGCGTAGCTGAAAATTGACGCACATACCGCTCTCAGGCGATGAGCGACTTCGCTTGCGCCACGCTCCTCGATCTTGCGCAGCGCGGCAATCAGATCGCGGTGCTTTATCTCATCGATCGGCATGCGACCGATGGCTGGAAAGATGTCTGCTTGCAGGCGCTGGATGGTGTTCTTGGCGGTGCGTTCGCTCCACGTCGGCACTTTGTTGCCATGCCACTCGCGTGCGATTTTTTCGAAGGTGTTGGACGCCTTATCCTTTGCCAGGCGTTTGGCATCGTCACGATGCTTGGCGGGGTCGATTCCTTGCAGCAGCAGGCGGCGTGTCGCCAGACGCTTTTCACGTGCATCCTGCAAGGTAATTTCCGGATAAGGGCCGAACGTCAGCGTATTCTCTTTGCCGTTGGCCTGCCGGAACTTGAAACGCCAGATGCGGGAACCGGTTGGCGCGACGACGAGGTACATGCCGTCACCATCGAACATTTTGTACGGCCGCTCGCGTGGCTTGGCGTTGCGGATGAGTAAATCTGTCAACGGAGCAATGATCTTTGGCATGGCAAACCTCCTGCGCGGCATGCTGTAAAGATCAATATAGTCGTTTTTTTGAATTTTTGGGGCAAGCGGCAATGGCTGAGTACGAGAAGCCCCCAAACTTGCGCCTACTTGAGGTTGATGTCCTGGGACGTTGTGCAACGTCCAGAAACGAAAAAACCGCTTAGAATCAAGGCTCTAAGCGGTTTTTGAGGGACTTCCTGAGACGTCCTGATCTTACTTAATTACTATCCGTGGCGGAGAGAGGGGGATTCGAACCCCCGATAGGCTATGAACCTAACATGTTACGTACGGGAAATTTCTTTAAAATCATCAGCTTATAACACGTCTGATGTACTATACGGATCAAGGTTTGTTCGTCTTAACATCTTGATTTATATAGGTTGAAAACCGCTCAATAGTACACATACTGCGCTATAAAACTTCGATAGAGGACTTACGCGATGCCTGCCAAAAGCAAGATTATTATGGGTATCATTTTTCGCATAATTGCACTTATTGCAAGTACATGGTTTCTTATAGTCGCCATTAAGACAGGCGCAAAGCTCCCCGGGCCATCTTGGATCATGATCACTACTTTGGTGTTGGGATACTTGACATTTTTTGCTTATTTAATAACATGCTACCTAGAATATGTATTGGACAGACGCAAGAGAACCACCTGAGAACGGTAGCTATGTTGTTAATTTTTCACTTGCCACTAGAACATTCACGTGGGCAACGAAAATTCTCCGGCAAAGATCCACTGCCTTGGCGCTAATACTGGACACGTCCAATGCTGAAACACCTGGGACTTTGCCACAATCAATCCACAGTTCCCCCTCATAAGGCTTCGTGTAGCGATTTATGTATGCCTCAATTTCACCCAAATCGGCGTACTGATTAGCTTCGGCAAAAGCCAAAGCTTCAGTGAAATTTATCAAGTTCCAACCTTGCGGCTCGCTAAATTCCGCTACACGTACGGCCAATGGATCTTTGATCGAGAGGTGCGGCGCGTTATCAAGGATAATCTTTCGTATCCACGCAGAAGATTTTAGTCCAGCAACTTGGGCCGCAGCATCGATGCGTCTAGTTTCAGCGGCGTTAAAGCGCAATGTTGGTTTGTATTCATTTTGCATAATTTTCCCTTTAGAAAGTGATAAAGGTATATTGCCGGCATTTGCCGGCATTTGCAAGCCTTACTTTTGTATTGTTGCAATGTTGTACCTTGGCAATGCCAATAACCGCAATATGTTATACAAAACCACTCGCACGAAAAACCGCTCAAAGTGCGTCAAAATGCGTCAAATCGCACACCCCCTCTTCGCCCCGCGGCGCCAGTCCACATGCGCCTTCGGCCTTGGCGCAAATTTGAGTCAAAAGACCCCTATATAGCGGGCAGGTGTGGAGGGGGGACAACTGCGCGCGCCGGGCCGAAATGGGGCTTTTCTTGCTTCCTTGGCAATATCAATCGTCGGGACGTGAAAAAGCCGCCTCGTGGGCGGCCTGTGCGGTGGCTGGGGCGCTCTGACGCGGCGGAACTGTCGCGGCCCCGCCCTGTTGGCTATCGCGGCGTGGCGCTCATCCTGTGCGGCCGGCGCGCGCCTTGGCCGCTTGCTCCTTCTCGTAATCGTCGCGGCAGTCCACGTTGCAGAACAGCAGCGCGGGCGCCAGCGCCTCGTCGCAGTAGTGGCAGCAGCCGTGCGCCACCAGGGCGGGCCGCCTGCGCACGGCGGCCAGGCCGCGCGCCACCTCGGCAAAGATGATCTTGTCCGTGTTGTCGACGTGGTCGCTCATGCCGCGCCCTCCCCGCCTGTGGCCAGGTCATACGGGGCGAACTTCACCACCTCCACGCCGGCCCATTCGTTGATCGCTTCGAACTGCGCCTGCAGGGGCACCAGCTCGTTGCGCGCGAAGACGCGCGCGGCAGGTTCCACGGCGCCGAAGCCGCCGGCGTTGTTGGGCAGGATGCCCATGAGCTGCGGCGGCACGCGGTGTGCGGCCAGCTGGTCGTCGCGCGTCACGCTCTTGATGTTGAAAAACTCGTCCTTGGCGGCCACGTCCGACACGGGCAGAATCTGGATGCCATCCTTCTTGCCGTTCGGCGCGTACATGAACAGGTTGCGGAAATTGCCCGGCCCCTTGCTGTCGCGCATGGCCTGGCGCAGGTTGTCCACGTCTTGCGTGTTGGCGGCCGCGTCCGTCATGTAGAACACGAAACCGGCGTGCGAGCCGTTCTTGTAATATTTGCGGCGGAACAGGGTGGCCGCCTCGTTGAGCCAGGCCGATTGCAGCGCACTCAGGTACTGCGGCACGCCATACAGCTCCTGATTCACGTCCGGTTCCATCAAATGGAACACGCGGCCCGTTTCGAACTGGTGCGCCGTGCCGTGATTGGTCACGAAAAAATACGTGTCCCAGTCGATGCCGCGCCGCATGTACTTGGCCAGCGCGTGCGCGAACGTCAGCGGGCGCCCGCTGCGGCTGGGCCGGTCTTCCAAATAGCAGTTGCCAAACGTCAGAAAGTCGAGCGCTAGGCGTTTAAAGGCGTCGCGCGACAGGTATTTGCTGGGCATCAGCGTGGACGCCAGCACGTTGGCCTTGAAGTGGATCGCGCTGGAGTGATGCACGCCGGCATTGAAGGACTTGGCCAGGCCGGCCAGGTTGATGGGCGGCTCATACCATTCGCCGTTCTTCCAGCATTCGAAGCAGTCGAGAATGTCGCCGTGCTCGAGCACGGGCGTGGGGTCGCCGAAGGAAAACGCCTGGATGCCGGCGGCGGCCGGCGCCGGGGCTGTGGCCGTGTCTGCGCCAGGTGCGGAGCGCGCGCGGGCGCGCTGATGTCGTGCTTTGCTCAAGAATAAATCTCCATGAAAGATTGGTTGTTGTCGGTACTGCCTTCGAAGGGTTCGTGGTCGAGCGCGTGCATGCAGGCCCACGCCAGGTCGGCGTGGCCTGTCTCGTCGCTGCGCCCGGCCACATAGGTGACGTGCCGCCCGCTGGGCGTGAGGGTCTTGCGGATCGCCATGAACGATTGCGCGATGTCGATCCAGCCGGCGTCAAACTCCAGCCGGCCCTTGCTGATGATGTTTTTGGCTTTCAGCACCATGCGGGTTTTGACTTCGGGCGAGTAGTTCAGCGGCGTGACGGCCGGGAAGAAGCCGCGCACGATGGGCAGCACGCCGATGCCCATGCCGGTCGTGTCGATGCCGATGTATTCGACGTTGTAGCGCTGGGTCATCTGGCGGATGGCTTCAGCGTGGTCCTCAAAGCTCTGCCCGCGCCACTGGTGGCGTTCGAGCACGCGGAACTTGCCGCCGGCCGTCATGGGCGGCGCCAGCACCACGCAGCCGGCGCTGTCGCCGTTCAAGGCCGGGTCGTAGCCGATCCACACGGCGCGGTTGCCGAAGGGGCGCAGGCCCAGCAGCGGTTTGTAGTCGTCCCACTCCACCCAGGAATCGACCATGCAGCGCTGCAGCTCGTTTAAGGGGAAAACGCTGTCCGAATCGTCAATGAAATTGCACATCAACAGGTTTTCGAACTGGTCCGGGCTGTATTCGAAGTTGCGCAGCTCGTCAATGTCGAACAGGTTGCAGCCGCCGCGCTCGGCGTCCAGGATGGTGACGATCTGGCGCCAGATTTTGTCCTCGCCCGTGTAGCCGGACGCCAGACGCTGGTGGCTCACGTCGATGTTGAATTGCTCGGCCTTGGCGCGGCGCTTGTTGAACAGCTCGCCCGTCCAGAACGGATAGGCCTGGTGCGTGGTCGAGGATGGCGTTGAAAAATAGGTCTTGCGCCATTTCTTGTGGATGGCCATGCCCGAGGCCACCTTGTTCAACTCCTGGAAATTCTGCGTCCAGAAAAATTCGTCAAAATAAAAATTGCCGTGATAGCCCTGCGCCGTGCGCGCGTTCGTACCCAGGAAATACAGGTGCGCGCCGTTCGGCAGCACAATGGGATCTCCCGTCAGGTCGATGCCGGCCGCCTCGCGCGCGAATTGCACGATGTATTGCTTGAAGACGTGCGCCTGGCTTTTTGAAGCGGACAGGAAGATTTGATTGCGGCCCGTGGCCATGGCGTCGGCCAGCGCTTCGCGCGCGAAGTACCAGGTGGCGCCAATCTGGCGGCTCTTGAGGATGGCGCGCGTGCGCTGGTCGCCATTGCGATACCAGACCTTTTGATAGTCGAAGAGCGAGTCCTGGAAGGCGTCAAGCAGCTGAATGCGCTGCTCGTCGCTGAAGTCGTTGCGCGTCGGCTTCTTCTTCGGGCCGGCATTGCGGTTCGCCAGCTTGGGGTTGAGATCGACCTCGTTGCCGCCCGGCTGCTCGTAGCGGCGCACGCGCGCCATCTGCACGATGGTGCGGGCCAGCAAGTCGATTTCCTTGTAGTCGCTACCGCTCTTGACCTCTTTTTCGATCAGTTTCACCAGGCGCAACTCGGCCGACGCTTCCACGTGCTCGATGGCCTGCGCCTTGTCCCATTCGTCGCGCGCCTTCCAGCTATTGATCGTGCTGCGCTTGAGTCCCAGGTGGCGGGCGATGGACGAAATGCGCCAGCCCTTCCAGTACAGGACGCGCGCGGCACGGCGCGGCTCGGATTCGGGCACGGCCAGTTCGGCGATTTTTTCGTCCGCCGTTTGTTCGCTTGTTTTCTCGATTGTCAGCATGCCGCCAGCGTAGGCCGCGCGCGCGCGGAACGGGGAAAGGCAAAAGTCGCTATGGGCCATAGCAACCCGCCCCGCATTGAATCGCCGGGCCAAGACGTTGACCATGGCGTTATCCGATCAACCGAGACACGCCACCATGCCTAAATCCCAATTCTTCCGCGTCGCCACCGAAGGCGCCACCACGGACGGCCGCAACATCGACCGCGCCACCATCGAGCAGCTCGCCGCCAGCTACAACCCGAAAACCTATGGCGCGCGCATCTGGCTGGAGCATATTCGCGGCATCCTGCCCGACAGCCAATTCAAGGCCTACGGCGACGTGATCGCGGTGAAAGCCGAGGAAGTGGAAACGGACAGCGGCAAGCGCCTGGCCCTGTTCGCGCAGATTGAACCCACGCCGGAACTGGTCGCCATCAACAAGGCGAAACAGAAGCTGTACACCAGCCTGGAAATTCAGCCTGACTTTGCCGATACGGGCATGCCCTACTTGGTCGGCCTGGGTGTCACCGACAGCCCCGCCAGCCTGGGCACCGATGCACTGAAATTCTCGGCGAACCGCAAGCAGCGAAGCACCAACCTGTTTAGCGCTGGCGTCGAGGTCGAACTGGTCTTCGATGAGCCACAAGGCATCAAGCTGGCCGATGCCGTCAAAAACCTGCTGTCGCGTTTTTCCACCAAGACCAGCGGCGACGCGGCCCAATTCGCCGACATCAGCGAAGCCGTGGAAACCCTGGCCGGCCACGTCGTCACGGCGAATGACAACTACGCCAGCGCCCTGGCGCGCCTGGACAAAGCGGAAACGGCCTTGACGGCCACGCAGGCCGACCTGGACGCCTTCAAGGCGCAGATGGACGCGGCGCCCGGCAACGCGCCGCGCCGCCCGCCGGCCACCGGCAACGACGGCGCCGTGCAGACCGAGTTTTAAGCGCCCACGCCCTCACCCTAAATTCATCCAACAACGGAGCACTGATTTATGAAAAAGCACACCCGCCAGGTCTACAGCCAGTACGAAACCCGCCTGGGCCAGTTGAACGACACGGACAGCGTGGCCAAGACCTTCAGCGTGGCGCCCAGCGTGCAGCAGAAGCTGGAAACGAAAATGCAGGAATCGAGCGAGTTCCTCTCAAAAATCAACATCATGGGCGTGGCCGAACAGGAAGGCGAAAAGCTGGGCCTGGGCGTCTCGGGCCCGATTGCCGGCCGCACCAACACCAAGGACAAGGAACGCGAGACGCGCGACCTGTCCACCCTGGACAGCACCAAATACCGCTGCGAGCAAACCAACTTCGACACGCACCTGACGTATGCCAAGCTGGACGCCTGGGCCAAGTTCCCCGATTTTCAATCGCGCGTAGCCAATGCCATCGTGATTCGCCAGGCACTGGACCGCATCGTCATCGGTTTTAACGGCGTGAAGGTCATGGCCACCACCGACCTGGCCGCCAATCCGCTGCTGCAGGACGTCAACAAAGGCTGGCTGCAGCACTTGCGCGAACAGGCGCCCGAGCGCGTGCTGGGCCTGGTGGGCGCCGGCCTGCCGGGCAAGGTCATCATCGGCGAGGGTGCAGATGCCGACTATGCCAACCTCGACGCGGCCGTGGTCGATGCCGTCAACCTGCTGGACCCGTGGTATCAGGAAGACACGGGCCTGGTGGCCATCGTTGGGCGCAAGCTCTTGAGCGACAAATACTTCCCGCTGGTGAACACCAAGCAGGCGCCCACGGAAACCCTGGCGGCCGACATCATCCTCAGCCAGAAACGCATCGGCGGCTTGCCGGCGGTACGCGTGCCCTACTTCCCGGACAACGCCATCCTGATTACCCGCTTCGACAATCTGTCGATCTACTTCCAGGACGGTGCGCGCCGCCGCCGCGTCGAGGATAAGCCCTCGCGCGACCGCATCGAGAACTACGAGTCGTCCAACGACGCGTATGTCATCGAAGACCTGGGCCTGGCCGCGCTGGTCGAGCACATCGAGCTGAAAGCCTAAGCCATGGGCAACCTGTCTCCTGCCCTGCGCCACCGCGCGCGCATGCTGGCCGAGCGCACGGCCGGCGCCGCCGAGCCGCAGGGCGTGACCACCGGCAGCGCGTATGAGCTGATGCTTTATAAATTGTCCGACGACCGCCGCCGCCTGAAATCCATTCAGTCAGTCGAGCGCAAGATCGAGGTCAAGGCCACCATGCTGGCGACCTATGCGCAATGGATCGACGGCGTGCTGGCCGGCGGCAAGGGCGCGCAAGACGATGTCGTGGCCACCATGCTCGTATGGCACATCGACACGGGAGAATATGACCGTGCCCTGGTGATTGCCGCCTACTGCATGGAACACCGCTTCACCCTGCCCGATGGCTACAGCCGTGACATTCCGACCATGATGCTGGACGAGTTTGCCGCCGCCTACCTGCAGGGCAAGCTGGGCGATGATCCGCAGCATGCCGTGGCCGTGCTGGGCGCCGTCGAAGCCATGACGGCCGCCAGCGACGCGCCTGACCAGGCGCGCGCCAAGCTGCACAAGGCCATTGGCCTGGCCATGGTGGCCGTACTGGACCAGCAGGACGCGACGGACATTGCCCCTGCCCTGCTGGAACAAGCTGGCGTGGCCATGGCGCAGTTGCAGCGCGCGCGCGCCTTGTCCGAATCCGTCGGCGTCAAGAAAGACATGGAACGGCTGGAGCGGCGCATCAAGCGCGCGGCTGATTCCAGCTAAAGAGCAGCCCCCGGCGCACAGGCGGCACGGGGGGATTCCGGCGAATTTACCTGCCTGATGAACCCCGTCCACCGCCTCCCCTTTCACCTCCACCGCAGACACCATGTCCTTTATCGCCCTTCCTCCCCGCGCACCAGGTGGCACCAGCACGCCGCCGGCACCCAGCCCCACACCCGGCATCGTGGAAAACGATGGCTGGTTTCCCGACATCCTGCTCACAGAAATGCGCGACGCCATGCGCCTGGACGGCACTGTCACCGATGCGCGCCTGGTGCAAGCCGTGGTCGATGCCATTCTGCAGGTCAACCGCGAGCTGGCCGGCTGGCAAAGCGTGCATGCGGCCGCCGGCATCGCCGCGCTGGCAAACGTACCCGCCAGCCGCATCAACCGCGAAAGCCGCTTGCTGGCGCAGTACCGGCGCGCCGTCTACAGCACGGCCAAGGCCGACTTGATCGAGCGTTACCGCGATTACGACACCACGGCCTCGTCGGCCAGCGACAAGAAAAGCATGGAATGGCTGGACGAAGCGCCCGGCGCGCAGCGTAGGAATGCGCAATGGGCCATCGCCGATATGGTCGGGCGCACGCACCTGACGGTGGAATTGATCTGATGCAGGTGCGCACGCAGCAGCACGACACGGTAGATGCGCTGGTGTGGCGCTACCTGGGCGACGGTGCCGGCTATGTCGAGCACACCCTGGAAATGAATCCCGCGCTGGCGCGCCACGGCGCCGTGCTGCCGGCCGGCCTGCTCGTCACCTTGCCGGATCCTGCCGCCAGCGTGGCCGCCATGGCGGACATTGTGCAGCTATGGGACTGACTTTTTTAACAACCTTCACTTATCCTCATCATGGAGAAACAAGCTATGTCCGCAGAATCGTTTGGTGGTTTCGCCGCCCTGGTCAAACTGTACGGCTTCAAGGCTGCGCTGGGCATGATCGGCGCCGCCATGCTGTATATCGTGCTGCCGCCCTTGAACAGCGACGGCACCTTCAACAAGGGCGAATTCGTCGCCCGCCTGGCCTGCGCCGGCGTGTTCTCTTGCCTGCTGGGCGGCACCGTGTACCAACTGCTGTGCGCGCAGCTCCCCGCCATCGGCGCCATGGTCAACGCTTCCGCCATCGACCTGATCGTGGGCGCGCCCGGCTGGTGGGTTTCGCGCGCCGTGGCCCTGTGGTTCCAGCGCCGCAGCGACAAGGACATCGCCGAGCTGGTCAAAGACGCAAAGGAACACTGATGGCCACCACCGACAACCCGCTGATCGCACGCGTCATCGACGCCATCCTGCGCGCCGAAGGCGGCTATGTAAACGACCAGCACGACAAGGGCGGCGAAACCAATTACGGCATCACGGTGGCGGTGGCGCGCGCCAACGGTTACACGGGGCCGATGCGCGAGCTGCCTGTGGCCCTGGCGCGCGCCATCTACACGGCCCGCTACATCACGGAACCGAAGTTCGACCAGGTGCTGGTCCTGCATGCCGGCATCGGCGCCGAAGTGATCGACACGGGCGTGAACATGGGGCCGCACCGCGCAGCCGAGTTCCTGCAGCGCTGGCTGAACGGTTTTAACGACACGGGCGCCCGCTATCCGGCCCTGTTCGTCGACGGCCGCCTGGGCGCGCAGTCGCTGGGCGCCCTTGCATCCTTCCTGAAATGGCGCGGCCAGGACGGCGCCACCGTCCTGCTGCGCGCCCTGAACGGCCTGCAGGCGGCGCGCTACCTGGACATCACCGAAGCCAACACGACCCAGCGTCGTTTTCTGTTCGGCTGGATCAAGGAACGGGTGGCCATGTGAGCAAGACTACCTGGCGCCCACTGGCCGCTGTTCTCCTGTGCGGCGCCATCGCGGGCTGGACGGCGCAGGGCTGGCGCAAGGACGCTGCCATCGCCGCGCTGCAGCAGGCGGCGGCAACCCAGGCAGCCACCGCCGCCACCGCGCTGGCCCAGGCCACCGCCCGCGTGCTCGCCCTGGAGCGCGCCGCCGGCGCCGCCCTAATGCTGCGCGCCGACCACCTCACCCAGGAGCAAACCCATGCGAAAACTGAACGCGACCGTTTCAATATTGATGTGCGCAGCGGCGCTGTGCGCCTGTCAATCCCCGTCACCAGCGGCCAGTGCGCCGCAGCTTCAAATTCCGCCGCTGCCGCAGGCGATCAGCTGCAAGCGCGCGCCGAACTTGACCCAGCGACTGCGGCAGCTCTTGACGCCATTGCCGGCGACGGCGACGACGCCACCCGACAACTGAACGCCTGCATTGACGCCTACAACCTAGTACGAGACACCTACCATGTACAAACCGAATAGCCTGCGCCAGCACCTGGCCGCCGCCATCCCCGGCCTGCAGCGCGACCCCGACCGCCTGCTGGTCTTCGCCGACGAGGGCAACGTGGTAGCGTCGGCCACCGCTTCCCTCTCCTTCGAATACCGCTTCAAGCTCAACCTGATCGTCACCGACTACGCGGGCGACGCGGACGCCATCATGGTGGCACTGATCGCCTGGCTCAAAGTCCACCAGCTCGACCTGATGGCCAACGAGGAAACGCGCAAGCACGGCATCGCTTTTGAGGTCGATTTTAACAACCATGAAACGGTCGACATTTCCATCAAGCTGGACCTGACCGAGCGCGTGGCCGTCAAGGCCGGCGAGGCGGGCCGCCTGGACATCAAGCACCTGGCCGAGATACAGCACATGCCGTCCTACGCGGACGAGTTCTGGAAACTGTACGCCGGCGAGACGCTGCTGGCCGAATGGTGCACGCCCGAGGCGACTCCATGAGCGACGACCTGCATGTGCTGGAAGCCTGGGCCGGCGCCCTGCTGGCCAAGCTGCAGCCAGCCCAGCGTCGCGCCATCAATCACAAGGTGGCCATCGACCTGCGCCGAAGCCAGGCGCAGCGCATCAAGGCCCAGCAGGGACCGGACGGCGCGGCCTATCCGGCGCGCAAGCGACGCAAGGAATTCAAGGGGAAGAATGGGCGGATCAAGCGCCAGAAGGCGGCCATGTTCGCCAAGATTCGTACCGCCAAACACCTGAAAGTAAAGGCGACCGGCGATCAGATCGAGGTCGGCTTCTCCGGCTGGGTGGCGCGCGTGGCGCATGTGCATCAGTTTGGCCAGCAAGACCGCGTTACCAAGAAAGGACCCGTCTACAAGTACCAGGAGCGCCGGCTGCTGGGCTTGTGTGAATCGGATCGGACGTTGATACGTGAATCCTTGTTGCGTCACATGGAAAAAAACTAAGATGTTTTAATGCAAACTTCAACTGACATTGGTTATCAAATGAGTTAGAGTCACATGATACTGACCGCAGGCCTTTTGTGTTGATAAGCTCAGGTACGTTGACATTTACGTAGAAATCCTGCAAACATAAACAGGCGAGAGGGTGCCACTATTAAACGATCACCTAATGCCTAGAGATCTGAGACCTCCCGAAATTGATGCCGCTCGACTCTTCCAGCGCAATAGTCCATTCGCGCCCATCGGTATGATGCAGCATAAGCCGTGCGATAGTCAAAAAATGATTCATATATACCAATATTCAGGAGATAGGTCATGTCGGAAGAGAACAAAGACGGTGTAGAGAACAGCATCAAGAAGTGGATCAAAGAGACAGGCTTCCCCTTAGAAATGCAGGCGGCGAACGTCTTTAACGAACTCGGTTACGATGTTCGGCAGTCATACGTAGTTAAAGATATCCAAGAAAACAAGCCGAGAGAAATTGACATATTGGCGACCTATCCGTTTGAATTGGACAGAGGTATCACAAGGATATTTTGCATCTTGGAGTGCAAATCATCTAAGCACCCATGGCTTGTTTTTGATGGCGAAAATACGCTATCAAGTTACAACATGCTCCACTCGTTTGCCATCATGTCACCTGACGCTTTGTCGGAGATTGGAGACGTTATTCTTAATGACAAAAGCCGTAAGTCATGGGAGATTTTTCAACACTCGTCAAAGTGCGGCTATGCACTTCGTCAGCCATTCTCTGACAAAGATACGGGCTACACGGCTGCAATGAACGTCCTAAAGGCATGCTGCAATGTGATTGAGCCTACACAAAAATACAGTCTTCCGCAAATCAATGTCGCGTTTCCTATCCTTGTTGTAGATAAGCCTATTTTTGAGTGTGCTTACGTGGAAGGAGAACTTACAGTCAAACAAGTCCCTCATAGCAAATTCCTTTTTTCATCCTACATTCCCAATTTTGCGATATCGCGCATAAACATTGTTCACATAGATCATCTAGATAGCTTCGCAAAGCACTACATAAACGTTGCTACAAAGCTGCGTGAAATACTGGAACCGATTGAGCAAAAGGCTATGGACAAGATAAAAGGTCAATCATGACCTATCGTATATTTTGCTTTGTTAAGTTTTTTGAGACAGAAGAGTGGGCAGACGATTTCATGCAAGGAAACTTGTATTGCAATACTTTGCAATATTTTCGTGATAGAGAACAAACGGAAGACTTCAGGGGTGACCCGTTTGAGGGTACGGTTAGTTTGATACAACCCGGGCAAGCAATCATAAAATTTTCATTCAACAGTGAAACAATTAATGACCTTACTATTGACCCAAAGGATCTAGTCGGGCCTGTCATCATTCATTCCACAGATACCTTAGAACATAACGTTTTTTGTCTTTACGCCATCTACATTGATGACGACTTTGAGGAGTTTTCAGACGATGAACTATCGGACGAAGAACTAGAGAATCGTATCATTTCGGTTAGCGAAAAGTTGAAGCTGCATGAGGACTGTTTCGGAATGGGACAGCATGTAGTATTGATTTACGCTGTTGAACCGTTCATAGAAGCCCTCAAGAAATACGAAAAAGAAAAAGATATGCGACTACGGCGTGCGCTTGTCAAATACTATGACGAAATGACCTATCACGGTGACTTCAAGGAAGCGGAAGCGATTTTTCATAAGCCCCATAAATACTCACATCAAAAGGAGTATCGCCTTGCTTTCCGCTCGCCCGACAAAGCAGCTTTTACTATAAGCATTGGAAGCATGGAAGCGTATGCGAAGAAGATGACGGCTGACGATATTAGAACTTTATCTTTCAGAGTTGAGCCGAAAGGCCACTAATAGACTACGCTAGAATCTTGGGCATGACGGCGTCTGCTGCGCGCCGCACTGCCATAGTCACTAAGCCGCATATCAACCCGCCCCCGCGTGCATCTGCACGCGGACTTCGGCAACATGCATTGCATGAACGCCGACCTGTCCGACCTCTCCCGCTTGCTGCAAAACCTAATCCGCCTGGGCACCATCGCCAAGGTCAAAGGGGCCAAGGCGCGCGTGCGGCTCGGGCCGACACTCACCACCGAATGGCTGAAATGGGCCACCCGGCGCGCCGGCAGCACCCGTACCTGGTCGGCGCCCACGGTCGGCGAACAGGTGATCGTCTTTTCCCCCGGCGGAGACCTGACGCGCGGCATCATCCTGCCCGCGCTGTACTCGCAGGCGTTTGACGCGCCAGAAACCAGCGACAGCATCCACGCCACGCACTACCCCGACGGCGCCGTGGTGCAGTACGACCATGCGGCCCACGCCCTGACGGCCACGCTCCCCGGCGGCACGGCCACCATCACGGCCGACAAGGTCACATCGAACGCGCCCAGCACCATTTGCACGGGCGACCTGACCGTCATGAAAAACCTGATCGTCATGCAATCGGCGACCGTAGAAGGCGCCACCACCCTGAACGGTGGCGTCAACGCCAAGGCCGGCGCCGCTGGCGGCGTGGCCATGGCCGTGCAAGGCACGGTCAAAGCTACCGACGACGTGCTGGCCGGCGCCATCAGCCTGGCCAAGCATACGCACGGCGGCGTCAGGGCCGGCGGCGACCAGTCGGGCGGGCCGCAATCATGATGGGCATGCACGCCGCCACCGGGCACAGCCTGACGGGCCTGGGCCACCTGCGCCAGTCCGTGACCGACATTTTGACCACGCCGATGGGTTCGCGCATCCGGCGCCGCCGCTATGGTTCCGAAGTGCCCGAGCTGATCGACCAGCCCCTGAACAGCGCGACGCAGTTGCGCATCTACGCCGCTACCGCCTTCGCCCTGCGCCGCTGGGAGCCGCGTTTGCAGCTTGCCAGCGTGCAGCTCACACGCGACACGGACGGCGCCATCGCGCTGCTGCTCGATGGCACTGCCAATGGCCAGGGCATTACCCTGTCCGTGCCGGTCAAGCAAGGGGGCGCCGTATGAGCACGCCTATCGACCTGACCCAATTGCCGGCGCCTAGCGTGGTGGAAGTGCTGGACTTCGAAGCCATCCTCGCCAGCCGTAAAGCGCATCTGGTCAGCCTGCTGCCGGAAGCCGAGCGCGCCGCCGTCACGGCCCTGCTGGAGTTGGAATCGGAACCGGCCACCAAGCTGCTGGAAGAGAACAGCTATCAGGAAACCATCTTGCGCAACCGCGTCAACGAGGCCGGCAAGGCCGTCATGCTGGCGTTTGCCCTGGATGGCGATTTGGACCAGCTGGGCGCCAACGTCAACGTGGCGCGCCTGACCATTACGCCGGCCAATCCCAACGCCCTGCCGCCCGTGGCCGCCGTCATGGAAGATAACGACGCCTACCGCCTGCGCATCCAAGAAGCGCCGGACGGCCTGTCCGTGGCCGGCCCGAAAGCGTCCTATGAATTCCATGCGAGAAGTAGTGACGGCCAAGTCAAGGACGCGAGCGCCACCAGCCCCGCGCCGGCCAGCGTCACCGTCACGGTGTTGGCCAACAACGCCACCGGCATCGCCGACGCCGAACTCTTAGGGACCGTGGCGCGCGCGCTCAACGCCGAGGAAGTGCGCCCCCTGGGCGACCGCCTGACGGTACAAGCCGCCCAGGTCATCGACTACCAGATCGAGGCCACCTTGTTTATCGGCGTCGGCCCGGAAGTGCCGATTCTGCTGGACGCCGCGCGCGCCAACGCCGTGCGCGTGTCGCAGCCGCGCCGCCCGCTGGGGCACAGCATCTACCGTTCCGCCTGCAGCGCCGCCGTCCACGTCGAAGGCGTGCGCAAGGTCGTATTGACCAGCCCGGCGGCGGACATCGAACTGGACGCTACCCAGGCCGCGAGCTGTACCGGCATCAATCTCAACGTGGTGGTGCTCGATGAATAAGATCGTGCCGACCCTGCCGCCGAACACCACGGCGCTGGAGCGCGCCATTGCCGTGGTCTGCGCCGAGCTGGTCAACGTGCCCGTGCCGCTGCGCGCCCTGTGGAACGCCGACCGCTGTCCTGTCAATCTGCTGCCGTTTCTGGCCTGGGCGTGTTCCGTCGACCGCTGGGACGATGCATGGCCCGAGTCGGTGAAGCGCGGCACCATCAAGGCGTCCTATTTCATCCACAAGCACAAGGGCACGATTGCCGCCGTGCGCCGCGTGGTGGAGTCGCTGGGCTATTTAATCCGCATCACCGAATGGTGGCAGACCACGCCACCCGGCACGCCCGGCACCTTTCGCCTCGACGTCGGCGTGCTCGATACCGGCATCACCGACGCCATGTTTCAGGAAATGGAGCGCCTGATTGCCGACGCCAAGCCCGTCAGCCGGCATTTGACGGGACTGGCGCTGTATCTGGAAACCCGTGGCCAGGTGCAGATCGGCCTGGCCACCTACCACGGCGATGCGATGACGGTGTATCCGTGGATCGCCGAAGAAATCGAAGTGCGCGGCACGCTAGTACAGGGCGGCGCACCCCATACCATTGACACCATGACCATCTATCCATGAGCACATACTTTGCCATTCTGACGCAGGTGGGCGAGGCCAAACTGGCCAATGCCATCGCCCTGGGCCAAACCCTGAAACTGAAAAAAATGGGCGTGGGCGACGGTAACGGCGTCCTGCCGATCCCCGACCGCGCACAAAAGGCGCTCGTGCATGAAGTGCGCCGCGCCGACCTGAACCAGTTGGCCATCGACCCCGCCAACGCCAGCCAGATCATCGTCGAGCAAGTCTTGCCCGAGGACGTGGGCGGCTGGTGGCTACGCGAAATCGGCATCTACGACGAGGCGGGCGACTTGTGTGCGGTTGCCAACTGCCCTCCCAGCTACAAGCCCTTGATGGTCGAAGGCAGCGGCCGCACGCAAGTGGTGCGCGTGGTGCTGATCGTCGCCAGCACGGCCGCTATCGAGCTGAAAATTGATCCGTCCGTGGTGCTGGCCACCCGCCAGTATGCAGACGACAAGGCCGCCGGGGCTGTCATGGCGCATGAGGCGAAGGCCAACCCGCACCCGCAGTACCTGAGCAAGATCGACGGCGACGCCAAGATCGCCGCAGCGATTGCCGCCCTGGTCGATAGCTCACCAGAAACCTTGAATACCCTGGCCGAACTGGCCGAGGCGCTGGGGCGCGATCCACATTTCGCCACTACCATCACCAATGCGCTGGCGTTGAAAGCCCCGCTCGACTCACCGGACTTCACCGGCACGCCGCGCGCGCCGACGATCCCCCACGGCGACAACTCCGTGCGCGTCGTCAATGCCCGCGCCCTGGTCGAAGCGACGCAGGGGCGCGCCGGCGTGCAGGGCCTGGCGGGCGCGAACAGCACCGCTTCGCCGGCGAACAAATTCACCGTGTCCGCGCTCGCCGTCACGATGCGCAACCCGGCCACCGGACAGGCCATCACGAAATATGCCACCGGCGCCTTGACGGCGGACGTGGCCGTGGTCGGCGCGAACGGTCGGGATCAAGCGGCTGTCATTGCCGGCACCGCGTCGGTGCATCTGCACTTCATCTTCAATCCGGCAACGGGCGTGACCGCCTTGCTGTGGAGCGCGTCGGCTGACGCCCCGACACTGCCGGCCGGATTCTCCTTCTTCGCCTATGCCACCACCATTCGCTACCAGGGGGCCAACGTCATCACGCCGATGATTGTCCGTGGCGCCAAAGTGTTCTATGCCAACGACTCCAGCGCAACCCGTGTGCTGAGCGGCGGCGCCGTAACCTCCCCACCCGCGCCGGTTGACTGCTCCCAGTACGTCCCGGCGAACGCGACAAGGGCAATCCTGCACTGCGAGCTACAGCTATCTAGCTCATCAACAGCGATGTTTTTGCTATCCATCGTCGTCTTGGGTATGCAGTTCGCGCCGGTGCAATTTTCCATCGCCACTCCCGACACCTACATGCAAGGCGCAGGGACTGTCGAGATTCCCCTCGACAGCGCCAGGCGCTTCAACTACGCCATCACGGCCGGAGCTAAGGGTGGCGCCTATATCGCCGTCATGGGCTATATCGTTCCCAATGGAGATTGCTAAGTGAAAAATTCTTTTCGTGACCCCGTCACGCACGTCCTCAAGGCCTGGGGCTTTGTCGATGCCAACGAAGTGGGCGACCTATCGCGGGCCGAACCCCTGAGCTTCAACCTGGTACCCGGCGACTGGCGCCTGGTCGATGACGTATGGATCGCCGTTCCTGCAGCTTTGCCCCCGGCACTTACCGCGCCTGACCCGCGCACCCCATCCACCGATCACCCAATTGAACAGGAGTAGCAAGAATGGCCACCGACTACCACCATGGCGTGCGCGTCATTGAAATCAACGAGGGTTCGCGCCCCATCCGCACCGTGTCCACGGCCGTGCTGGGCCTGATCGCCACGGCCGACGACGCCGACCCGGCCGCCTTCCCGCTCGACACGCCCGTGCTCGTTACCAACGTGCTGGCCGCCATGGGCAAGGCCGGCAAGACCGGCACCCTGTATCGCGCACTGGAAGCCATTGCCGCGCAGACCAAGCCCTTGACCATCGTCGTGCGCGTGGAAGATGGCGAGACGGAAGCGGAAACCACCACCAACGTGGTGGGCGGCGTGTCGCCGGACGGCAAGTACCTGGGCGTCAAAGCCTTGCTGGCCGCGCAAAGCAAGCTGGGCGTGAAACCGCGCATCCTGGGCGCGCCGGGCCTGGACACCAAGGCCGTCACCAACGCCCTGGCCAGCGTGGCGCAGCAACTGCGCGCCTTCGTGTATGCCTCCGCGTACGGCTGCAGCAACGTGGTGGCCGCCACCACCTATCGCGGCCAGTTCGGCCAGCGCGAGGTCATGATCATCTGGCCCGATTTTGTCAATTGGGATACCGCCATCGACGAGGAGGCGAGCATTTCCGCCGTGGCCTACGCCATGGGCCTGCGCGCCAAGATCGACGAGGAAACGGGCTGGCACAAGACCTTATCCAACGTGGTCGTGAATGGTCCGACCGGCATCAGCAAGGACGTGTTTTTTGATCTGCAAGATCCGGCCACCGACGCCGGCGTGCTCAACGCCAAGGAAGTGACCACTCTGATCAACATGGGCGGCTATCGCTTCTGGGGTTCGCGCACCTGCGAGGCGCCGGGCGGCTTCTTCTATTTCGAGAGCTACACGCGCACGGCCCAGGTGCTGGCCGACACAATCGCCGAGGCGCATTTCGCCTTTGTTGACCTGCCCTTGCACCCGTCCCTGGTGCGCGACCTGCTGGAAAGCATCAACGCCAAGTTCCGCGACCTGAAATTGCAGGGCTACATCATCGACGGCCAGGCCTGGTATGACGAGCAGTACAACGACAAGACAGGGCTGAAAGACGGCAAGCTGGCCATCGACTACGACTACACGCCCGTGCCGCCGCTGGAAAACCTGCGCTTCCAGCAACGCATTACCGACCGCTACCTGGCCGACTTCGCCTCGCGCATCGCCGCTTAACCGACCCCGTGCCCGCCGTGCGCGGGCGCAACTGACCACTGGAGAACGCTATGGGCATGCCCCACAAACTCAAGCAATTCAACGTATTTCAAAACGGCGTGCTGTTCATGGGCATGGTGCCCGAAGTCACCTTGCCGAAACTCAGCCGCAAGATGGAAGAGTACCGCGCCGGCGGCATGAGCGGCCCCGTGTCCGTGGACTTCGGCAACGAGGCACTGTCGCTGGAATGGAGCGGCGGCGGCCTGATCGCCGAAGCCTTGAAGCAATACGGCGCGCATGCGCACGGTGCCGTGATGCTGCGCTTCGCTGGCGCTTACCAGAACGACGAAGACGGCAACGTCGCCGCCGTCGAAGTGGTCGTGCGCGGTCGCTACAAGGAAATCGACATGGGCGGCGCCAAGATGGGCGACGACACCACGCATAAATACACCATGGCCTGCAGCTATTACAAGCTGATGATCGACGGCGCCACCGTCATCGAACTGGACTTCATGAGCGGCATCGAGAACATCGGCGGCGTCGATACCAATGCGGCCATCCGCAAGGCCAGCGGCCTGTAACCCTTTTTATTCACCACCACACCACAAGGAACACACCATGCACAACGATACCCAAAACCAAGCCGTCATCGAACTGGACGAGCCGATCAAGCGCGGCGATACCTTCATCACCTCGCTGACCGTGCGCAAGCCCAAGGCGGGCGCGCTGCGCGGCATTTCCCTGATCGAGCTGGCCAACCTGAATGTGTCGGCCCTGCAAATCGTGCTGCCACGCATCACCGAGCCGACCTTGACGGCGCACGACATCGCCAACATGGACCCGGCCGACCTGCTGGCCGTGGGCGCCGAGGTTGCCGGTTTTTTGGCGAGCAAAGCCGATCGCCTTTCGGTATCCCCGACGAAGTAGAAGACGCCATGGCCGACATTGCCGCCGTCTTTCACTGGACGCCGACAGCGATGGACGGTTTTACGATTGATGAACTGATGGCCTGGCGCGAACGCGCCAGGCAGCGAAGCGGAGCGGAATAGATGGCTGGTCGGGATTTGAAGTTGCAGGTAGTGTTTGCAGCGCTGGACAAGATCACCGGCCCGCTGAAAAAAATCATGGGCGGCTCCAGTGACACGGCCAAGGCGCTGAAAGCCACCAGCGACCGCTTGCGTGAACTGAACACGCAGCAAAGGAACCTTGGGAAATTCCGTGAACTACATAGCGGTATTCGAACAACGGGGGTTGAGCTGAAAGAAGCTCAAAAAAAAGTAAAAGAGCTGGCCGCAAGCATAAAACAGACCGAGTCTCCTACACGCGCCATGACGCGTGATTTGAAGGCGGCGACGAAAGTCACGCAGGCCTTGACGCTGAAAGGCCGAGAACAGAGCCAGCAATTCCGCGTCCTGCGCACCAGTCTGAAAGACGCCGGCATCGACACGCGCCAGTTGGGCAAGGCCCAGGAATGGCTAAAAAACAGTATCCAGTTGACGAACGTTGAACTGGCCTCGCAACAAAAGCGCCTGGCGGCATCCGCTGCCAAACAGCAGCGCGTCACCAACGCCACCCAGCATGCCGACAAACTGCGCAGCAAGGCTGGCACCATGGCCATCGCGGGCGCCGGCGCGACTGCCACCGGCGCCGTGGTTGCCGCGCCCGTCGTCAAGGGACTACACGAAGCGAAACACTACGAAATAGAAACGGCGCGCATCCGTGCGCTGGGCACACGCACAGCCAAGGAAAAAGAGCACGCGATTGCTTTTGCCAAGGAACTGAAGACGTATGGCGTCAGCCAGCTGGAAAAGACGGAAATGATCCGCGATTCCATCTCGATCTTTGCCGATGGCCACCACGCCGAAATGGCCCTGCCAAGCATGGCAAAGATGAAATTCATCAACGACACGCTCTATCCCGATTCGGCCGGCGAGCGCAATGCGCAACTGTTCGCCATGCAAAAGGTCATCGAGCTGCGCGGCAATGCCGGATCGGTCGAAGCCTTCAAGAGCGATGCGGACCGCATACAAAAGGTAATCGCGGCGACGGGCGGCCGGGTCGGCGGCGAAGACTGGCGGCAATTTACGATCCGCAGCGGCGTGGCCGGCAAAGGCCTGAACGACAATGCCTTCTTCAACCAGATGGAGCCCATGCTGCAGGAACTGGGCGGCTCGACTGCGGGCGTGGGCTGGCGTTCCCTGTACAACAACATTTACCAGGGCAAGGGCACGCAGCGCGCGGCCAGGGAAATGCAAAGCCTGGGCCTGTTGAGCGGCAAGCACATCAAGTATGACAAGGTGGGGCAGATCAAATACATCCAGGCCGGCGCGCTGCTGGAAGGGGAAATGTTCCAGAAAAGCCCGCTCGACTGGATTGAAAAAGTGTTCCTGCCCAAGCTGGCGGCCAAGGGCATCACCGACAAGGACGAGATCAACAGCAAAATCGGCGCCCTGGTTTCCAACAGCAACGGCGCCGCCTTCCTGATGCGCATGGTCGATCAGCGCGCGCAGATCCGCAAGAGCGAACGCCTGAACCAGAATTCGGAGGGTATGGACGATTTGCACGTCCGCGCGCGTGGCCTTGGGGCCGGCGCGGAACGGGAAGCGCTTGCCAAGGTCTCCGACCTGAAGCTGGTCATGGGTGAAAAAATCCTGCCTATGTACACGCAGGGGCTGGAAATGGCGATTGCCGCCATGACGCGCCTGAACGGCTTCATGGAGCGCAACCCGACCGTGGCCAAGGTCATGATCGCTGGCTTTGCCGTGCTGGCCGGCCTGCTGCTGGTACTGGGGCCGCTGATGCTGGGCATTGCCGCCCTGATCGGCCCGTATGCCATGCTGCACGTCATGTTCGCCAAGATGGGCGTAACGGGCGGCGTGCTCACGCCCATCATGCGCGGCCTGGGTGGGGCCTTCATGTGGGCCGGCCGGGCCGCGCTGGGGTTCGGTACAGCCCTGCTGACAACGCCGGTAGGCTGGGTCATCTTGGCCATTGCAGCCATCGCCGGCGCCGCTTACCTGGTCTACAAATATTGGGAGCCAATCAAGGCGTTTTTCACAGGCATCTGGTCGCACATCAAGACGGCCTTTGCGGGCGGCATTGGCGGCGTCAGCGCCCTGATCGCCAACTGGTCACCGCTGGGCCTGTTCTATCGCGCCTTCGCGGGTGTGCTGGGCTGGTTCGGCATCGCGCTGCCAGCCAAGTTCACCGACTTCGGCGCCAGCATCCTGCAGCGCATTACCGCATCCTGGGCGCCTATTTCCGCCTTCTTCGCGGATATCTGGGCGCGCCTGCGCACCGTCTGCGCTGGCGGCATGGGCAGCATCACTGCCCTGATTATCAACTGGTCACCCGTCGGCGTGTTTTACCAAGCGTTCGCGGGCGTCATGAGCTGGTTCGGCATCGAGCTGCCGGCCAAGTTCACCGACTTCGGCGCCAACATCCTGCGCGGCCTAGTCAACGGCATCACGGGTTCCATGGGCGCCGTGAAGGAAGCCATCAGCAATGCCGGTTCCAGCACCATTGCCTGGTTCAAGGAAAAGCTGGGCATTCACAGCCCAAGCCGCGTGTTTGCCCAGCTCGGCGACTACACCATGCAAGGCCTGGCCGTGGGCCTGGACCGCAGCGAGGGCGCGCCGATTGCCAAGGTTTCCGGCCTGGCGCAGCGCCTGACGCAATTGGGTGCCGGCATTGCCATCGGCACGGCCACCGCCCTACCCGCCAGCGCCTTCGATACGCGCGCCCCACTGTCACAGGGCGCGTTCGGCGCCGGCATGACGATTCAGGGCGACAAAATCGAAATCACGATCCAGGCGCAAGCCGGTTCCGATCCGCAAGCCATCGCGCGCGCCGTGTATGCGGCAATGGAGCAACGGGACCGCGAAAAGGCGGCGCGCATCCGCTCGTCCCTGCGCGACCACGATTAAGAAGGAATAGCCACCATGATGATGATTTTAGGAATGTTCGTGTTCAGCCTGCCGACCTTGGCGTATCACGAGCTGCAGCGGCAAACGGAATGGAAGCACGCCAGCACGGCCCGCGTGGGCATGCGCGACGCGCACCAGTATGTGGGGCCAGGTGACGACACGATTACGCTGTCGGGCTGGGTGGCGCCGGAGCTGACCGGTTCCCTCTATTCCCTCGATGCGCTGCGCATGATGGCCGACACCGGCAAATCGTGGATTCTGATCCAGGGCACGGGCCGCATTCTCGGCTCATACCGCATCACCAGCATGACGGAAGGCCGCACCATCCTGGACGGCAGCGGCGCCGCGCGCCGCGTCGAGTTCTCGATTGCGCTCAAGCGCGACGACGACGGCGTGCTGGCCATGGTCGGCCTGGGCGACATTGGCGACCTGAAAAACATGCTCAGCATCGACGGCATGACCAGCAGCATTGCGGGCGCGGCCAAGAATGCCGTGGGCAGCGTAGTAGGCAATGTGGTCGGCGGCATCACGTCGAAATACGGCGGCGTGGTCAGCGAGATGAAAGACAAGATCGGCGGCAGCATCAGCGGTGCCATCGGCAGCGCGGCGGACAAGTTCAAATGAGCGAGCATATCCCCGCCTTCAAGGTCAGCATCGAGGACAAGGATTTGACGGCCATCGTCTCGCCGCGGCTGATCAATCTGACCCTGACGCTGTGCCGTGGCGACGAGAGCGACCAGCTCGATATCTCGCTCGACGACAGCGACGGCAAGCTGGCCATGCCGCCGCGTGGCGCGCAGATCGCCCTGGCGCTGGGCTGGCAAGCGTCTGGCCTGGTGGACATGGGCAAGTTCACGGTGGACGAGGTGGAGCACAGCGGCGCGCCCGACACCATCACCCTGCGCGCCAGATCGGCCAACCTGATCGACACCTTTAAACAGCAACAGGAACACAGCTTTCACAAGACCACCCTGGGCGCCATCATTGAGGCGATTGCCTTCCGCAACGAGCTGGCGTCGGGCGTGTCGGCACGCCTGCGCGATACCGCCATCGAGCACATCGACCAGACGCACGAAAGCGATGCGGCCTTCCTGCGCCGGCTGGGCAGGAAATACGACGCGGTGGCCACCGTCAAGAACGACACCTTGCTCTTCATCCCCATCAACGACAGCCGCACGGCCAGCGGCAAGGCGCTGCCGGTCATCCCCATCACGCGCGCCCTGGGCGACGGCCACCGCTACCACAGCGCCGAGAGCGACGCCTACACGGGCGTGCGCGCCTTCTGGCACGACGAGCGCTACGCGCACCGCCGCAGTGTCGTGGCCGGCGTGCCCGGCAACAGCAAGCGCCTGCGCACCACCTTCGCCAATGAAACGGACGCGCGCGCAGCGGCCGTGGCCGAATGGCAGCGCATCCTGCGCGGCCTGGCCACCTTTGAAATGAGCCTGGCCCTGGGCAACCCGGCCATGTTCCCGCAATCGCCCGTGACCGTGACAGGCTTCAAACCCGAGATCGACGCCACCGAGTGGCTATCGGTCAAGGTCACGCACAGCCTGGGCGGTAGCGGCTTTACCACGCGGGTGGAGTTTGAAACGAAAACGGAAGCGGTCGAGGCCGAACGCGAGGACGAGAAAGACCCGGACGAAGGCATCACGGGCGTGGTGGCCAAGTGGAAGGACGTGGCGGCGAAGAAGAAAAAGGCGGGGCAGGAGCAGGCCGGGGCCAAGGGCACGCTTAAGACGCTGGAGCATGTTTACCAGAGCAAGCACGGCGCCAAGCGGGCGGCGAAACTGGCTTGGGAGCACATCAAGGAGGTGCGCGAGATCATTCGGGAAAATAGCGAGGAACCATGGAAGCCGGCAGAGGCGGCTTCAGTAGCGTAGTTGTGCCGAATTACGGGAGGCTCACAGACTTTACCAAGCCGAAAACAATGCAACTGCTGTCGTTAATGCGCTCGATTAGCGGGAAGCCACATAGCCGGCAAATCGCCAGTGGCGCCAACGCATTCAACGGGGACGCTTCCCCTAGATTTTTCAATATGCCCCGTCGAGTAGGATTTTCCGGCAATGTAGCACTTACTATCTACGGAAGAAGGGCTTAACTCCCCGCTTACAGGAGACTTGTATAGAAGCCAGCCGCACGCAGCTAAACACATGCTAAGCAAAATCAATCGTACCCTTGCAGTTCGTTGAAGTTTGCTGAGGTTAGCGGCTCGCTCCTCACATACTTGGCAGGAATTCTCAGCATTGCCTGCCACAACAAGTCGCGGTGAGGCAGGAATTTCTGAAAGTGCTTCGCCTTGATCTGTAGGGATATCGGCAGACTTGGCATCTTTTATCCAAGTCTCCAATAGATTTTTTACTTCCGAGTACCTCGCAAGTGGTAGCTCTTTGATTTTCTTTAAACCGAAGTCAGTAATGATGATTCTGTACACGTCCAAGGGATGGTCACCTGTAAGTGCAGACAGGTCTTTCACCAGAGCATTGATACGACGTCGTTGGAAATCGGTAATTAATTCAACGTCAATTTTTTCTGCGCCCAAGTGCAATGTAACTACATTGTTCAGCCGAGGGGCTTCAACAATATTTCCAAAGACATTCTGCCCAACATCGCCGCTAAATTCTGGTCTATCCATTCCGAAATCCACATCTTTACAACTTATAATTTCAATTTAACAACATTTAACGCAAAATAAAGCCTACTCTCACCGACTATTGGTGAGGAAAAGCATCCCATTCAAATGGGTTTCTTCTTACGCTTATCGGGCATTTTTACTGTATTTGGCCCGGTGATATTGCCGTAGATATTTTGTCCAATATCACCATGGTGCACTGGCTGCACAAGGTTCTGTGGCTGATTCATTCCACCGATTAAGCCAAGCACACCAGCCTTTCCGCGAATATCCATCTTGCGGTATCCAGCAACAACTTCACTCTCGTCCGCGCTCAAGTTCCCAGGCGTGAATTGACCCGTCACAACATAGAGCACATCAACCCCGATTGCCGAAACAGCAGCTAGAAACTCCGCGTTTGGCACTTGCTTCCCTTGCTCCCAATCGATCTGCGTGCGCTTTGATGCCCCACCTATTGCCGCAAAATCAGCCTGGTTATAGCCAAGTCGTTCCCGCTCAGCCTTAAGACGCACTCCAATTATTTCACGCAATTTCTCACCTTTTACTTTACAAGTGCGGTTTTTCGCACTATATTTACGTCATTACCATGTGACGTATACAAATCATACCTTATGACAACTATCGCCCCAGTGACGCGGCAGCCAAAGAACCCACTTTCGCAGCCCATCCCTATTCGTTTGCTCCCTCCTGAGATTGAGCGTGTAGAAAAGTTTGCGCAGCAGGATTCCCGTTCACGGGCGTCTTTCATGCGCTTGATGCTGCTGCGTGGCCTGAACTCTTACGAAGCCGAACTCGTCCAATTGTCCGTTGTCCATCACGCTTAACTGCACAGGAGCAGGCCCATGTACCCCGATGCAAAACGTATCCGCAAACATAAAGTCATGCTGCGCCTGGACGACTATGAGCACCAGCTCGTTTCCTCGATCGCCAATTATCAGGGCGAAGAATTAGCCGTTCTGGTACGCCAGATCGTCATGCGTGAAGCGCTTGCCGCCATTGCTACTGACGACATCGACAGCGTACAGCGTCGCAGCGCTTAAACCGAGTCCCTGAATAGTAACTTTTGAGTAACTGAAAAGCTGCCGAACATGCCCGATCACGAAATTCATATCAATGACGAAGAACTTGCAGCGTTGGAACTCGTGCGTCAACGGCAAGGACTGGCAAGCATTGAGCAAGCGGCTGAGTGGCTCGTCAAGTCGCGCTTACGCAAGCAGTCAAAAAGCATGACGGGTCGCGGTCGCGCCCTATACCAAGTGGAAAGAAAGCTGAAATGAGAGTCATCGGCCTGCCCTGCCCGCACTGCAGCTATACCGTACGCGCTGTCAAAAGCCGCACGATGTCTGCCATGTTCAAGGAAATAACCTACATGTGCCAGAACCCCGACTGCGGGCACTCCTTCGTGGCAGGCCTGGAAGTGCTGCGCACCCTCTCGCTGTCCGCCATGCCCAAGCCGGACATCCGCATCCCGATGTCCCAGCATGCGCGCGCGGCAGCCACCAGCCAGCTAGCCCTGGACCTGACGGCGGGCTGCTGATGACTATCCCGATCCTCGCGCCGCCGTAGCCCGGCCGCCGTAACTCCCCTCTTTTGCTGTGCCCTGCAGCGCTCCCTTTTGAGCGTGCGGGATTCGTTCAACCTGAAATAAGGAAAACCGATGGAAAACACGTTGCACGCCACCAGTCATGCCGACCAATCCATGGCGCCGGCCACGCCCCGCCCGGCCCTGCAACAATGCGTTGTTCCGGTGGCTCCGGCTTGCTTCCTGCTGCAAGCCAGCGCTGGCGCCTGCATCGACGCGCTGTCGTACTCCGTACACCAGATTGCAAAAACCTATCATGCCTTCGGCGCCGCCAACATCACCTTCATCATCAGCGATGCAAATGCACTGAACGTCGCGGGCTTCTTTACCCCTGCGCACCAGCGTGTGCTGGTCGGCGGCATACCCATCGAGCTGCACTACATGTTTGCCACAGAACAAGGCGTCCGGCACAGCAATGGCTCCTCGCGCACGCTGTCCTATTGGGCAGAGTACTTTTCAAAGCAAGAGGCACGCTGATGCTGCGCCTGGCCAAAACCTGCGGCATCTGGCTGCTGTCGCTCTTGATCGTCATCGCCCCTGCCGTGCTGCAGGCCATCGGCGCTATCAAGGACTGAACCATGCCGGCGTCCCTTATCGACAACCACCTGTCCTTCCAGCCTGCCGCCGAGATTTTGGCTGCGCGCGACAAGGTTTTGAGTGTGTTGAACTCGTTCAAATCAAGAAAGATAAAATTAATGAAAGAGAATCTGAAAACATTCTGCAGCGGTCTGCTGGCCGGATTGGTCATGTTCGCGCCAGTGTTGATGTCTGCCTTTGGCTGGATCAGGGAGTGGTGATGCGCAGCATAGCCAATGAATTGGCAGCCGTCGCAGCAGTCGCCGGCCCTACTCTAACCAAACAAGAGCTGGAAACCAGGGCGTTTCTGGCCGAAATGGACGCTGTGTCCGCGCAGATCAATGCAACACCACGCGAACAGCGCATGGAACGCTCTGCGGCTGTGCTGGCGATGATCGCCAAACCGGCAGACGTCGAGGCTATCCGCGCCGCCTACTGGACGCGTGTACCGCTGGCCGCTCGCATGGTAGCCGTCATGTCGGCGCGCATGCCAAAAGAGCGTGCACGCGACGCCCTAAATAAATTCAATGCATTGGAGCGCGGCCGCATCTGGGTCGAACTGGACAAGCTGCAAGGCAATCTCAGTGTGGTCAAGAAATGTATGAATGGCGGGCGCATGCCCGAGACAAGTGGGAAGGTGCATTGATGCTTTCCATGGGCATACCGTCACGCATGGCCGCCGCCGTGCAGAGCATGTTCGGCGGCTTGAACGTGCTGCGCCAGCGCGTAGTCGATGCTGTGCTGGCCGACGATCACCGCCTGCCGCTGGCCGACAGCAATGGCGCCATGACCGGACCAGGTGCAATATCGGTGGCCGCCTTGCAGGCCGCCCGCGAGTGCTACGAGGTCTGCGCACGCCTGCATGATGAGCACGCCATCAAGGCGGCAATTGATGCGATATGCGCCAGGCGCGGCGTGCTGCCGCCTGACGATAAGAAGACGATAGGCGGCTACATCGCGCGCGCAGCAGATCACGCATGGTGGCGCCGCGCACTGCGCAAGGAATTGATGCGTCGCTTTGAGCACACGTCGATCCAGCTGGGCCTGACCTACGTGCGCGCTGATCCGTATGTCAGCCGTGAAACGTGCCTGGCACAAGCGGCGCAAAACGAGGCAAACCAGAAGGCACTGGCAGCCGTCTCGGCCATCAACGAGCACGGCGACGTCTACAGTCTGGCCGAACTGGCCGCGCTGGGCATGGGCAACAAAACCCTGCGCCGAGGCGAATTGATGCTGCGCATACGCGGCTTCGAAGAAGTGGCCGACAAGATGCGCCACGTCGGCATGTTCTGGACGGTCACTTGTCCCAGCAAATACCACTCGGTGGGCGGCACGAACGCGAAGTACACGGAATTCGGCAGCCCGACGCCGCGCGCGGCGCAGGCCTATCTGGCGGACGTATGGAAGCGTATCCGGTCATCGCTGCACCGTCGCGGTATCCGCCCCTACGGCTTCCGAATTGCTGAGCCGCACACGGACGGATGCCCGCACTGGCACATGCTGCTGTTCGTCGCGCCTGAGCACCAGACCGCGATGGAATGCGTGATAAGCGCCTACGCCATGCATGAAGACCGTGACGAGCCAGGCGCCATCAAAAACCGCGTCAAGCTGGTGAGGATCGAGGCCGGAAAAGGCACGGCGGCGGGCTATATCGCCAAATACGTCAGCAAGAACATCGACGGCGCCGGGGTGGGGGATCACAAGGTATTCGAAGACGGCAGAACCTACGTCATCGCGCCCGATATGTTCGGCAATATGGAATTCACCGCCTCCCAGCGCGTCACGTACTGGTCGCAGGTGTGGGGCATTCGCCAGTTCCAGCAGATCGGCGGCGTGCCGGTGGGCGTGTGGCGCGAGTTCCGCCGCCTGTCGGAGGAGTCGGTGCGCAATGCGCCTGAGCCTATCCGCGAAGCCTATCGGGCCGCGCAGAAAGTGGAGTCCGACAATCCGGCCATCGCCCAGCGCGCCGACTTCGCCCGCTTCATACGGGCCATGGGCGGGCCTACCGTGGGCCGCCAGGCCGCGATACAGCTTGCCAAGCGGGCAGAGGACGTCGAAGGGCGCTATGAGCAGGTGGAGGCGCACAGGCCCGTAGGTGTGTATCTGGCGGCGCAGCCGCATGCGGTCTACGAGTCCACCCGGTACCGCTGGACGATAGACCGGGCCGGGGTGGCCCTTGCCGTTCCTCGGACTGGTGTAAATAAGTATACGCAGGCAACGAAAGCGCCGACGGACGTAGTGCCAGAAAACAAAAAATTCACTTCGTCTTTCAACGCTGGACGGAGTTTTGATAGGGAGGGCGCGCCATGCGCCCGGATTAATACCGAAGCCATCTACCTGCACCACAAAAAACGGCCACCAGGCGGGCCAAGCGCGCATTTGGCGCATCTGCAACGCAAATATAAAAAGGAGTGATATCCATGCTAACAACTGAAATTTCTCAGCCAGTCTCAATTGGTGACCGAGTGACCTTCGATACCGACGAAGGCTACCAGGCCGGCACCGTCAACGACCTGCGCCGCGACGTGGGCAATGGCGAATTGCACGCGTGGGTCGAGCTGGATCACCAGTGGCCGGGCATGTACCGGGCCGTGCCGCTGGCGACGCTGCAGTCCGTACCGACGCGCACGAACAAACAGTCAACTGAGGTAAACAATGAAAATGTTTCTTGATATGGACGAGCTGCGCGAACTGACCGCACGCCAGCAACACAGCGCGCAGGCGAAGGTTATGCGTGCCATGGGCATCGAGCATCGTGCGCGCCCTGATGGCAGCCTTGCTGTGCTGCGCTCGCACGTCGAGCAAGTACTCGGCGCCGCACCAGGGCAGCGCCGCCAGCGCTCCTCCGTTGAACCGAACTGGGGAGCACTCAATGCCGCGCGCGCGTAACAAGGAAAATCAAGGGCTGCCACGCCGCTGGCGCCATACGCATGGCGGGTACTATTACCAAGTCCCCCCTGGCCATGAAGGCGCCTGGGATGGAAAGAAGACGTTTCGTTTGGGTCGTACTCTGTCAGAGGCGTACACGGAATGGGCCAACCGTATCAAGTACATCGATGACGCGAAAACCATTGGGCAGTTGATGGAGCGGTACGCCCTGCAAGTCATCCCTGAAAAGAAGATCACAACGCAGACCCACAACAAAACAACGTTGAAGCCGATCCAGGCAGCCTTCGGCGCCATGGGCCTGCTGGACATCAAGCCTCGCCACATTTACCAGTTCATTGATCGTAGCGAGGCCAAGACTGCAGCCAGACGCCAGATGGAAGTGCTTTCCCATGCATTGACTAAGGCAGTGGAATGGGGACTTATTGATCGACATCCATTTAAAGGTGAGGTACGCTTAAAAGGGGAGAAGGCGCGTACTAGATATGTCGAGGACTGGGAGATCTTGGAATGCTTGTCACTTGACTCGAAGAGAAAAGTTGGGAGCATTCTGGCCGTCCAAGCATACATACGCATCGCTTTACTAACCGGCATGCGGCGTGGAGATTTGCTGCGTCTTACGGTAGCTGATTTGAAGGAAAATGGCGTCCACGTCACACCAAGAAAAACACAAGATTCGACAGGTAAGAGTTTGATCATTGAGTGGTCAGATGAGTTGCGCTCCGCGATTGGTAGCGCCCTTGAAGCACGCCCCGTCAAGCTGACTCCCTACATCTTCTGCAATCGTAATGGTGAGTGCTACTTTGACGAGCGTAGCGGTCGGGCCGGTGGGTGGGAATCGCTGTGGCGCGGGTTCACAGAGCGGGTCATGAAAGAGACAGGAGTGGTCGAAAAATTTACAGAGCATGACCTACGTGCAAAATGTGCTAGTGATGCATCCTCTCTGGAGCATGCTAGAATACTCCTCTCACATGCAAACGTTCACATCACGGAACGCGTCTACAGACGAAAGCCAGAGCTTGTACGTCCAGTCCGTTAAAGCTTGGGGTTTTTTTTGTCGTTACGTATCGTGCGCTCTTAGGCCAACTTATGAGCGATGATTGCCGCAGATCATAAGTAAGTGTAACTGCTGTAAAGTTTTACGAAAAAAGTAGTTTTTCTAAAGTGTTTGAATAATACTAGTGATGTTGTTAGTACTTGAGTAGACGCCCTAAAATTTTGCATTCAGGAAATTTTAGCCTATACTTAAATTACCCCCACCCCCTGAGGAGCATGTATGTTAGACAAGAAACCGGATGCTTGATTGCTATTAGTCAAGAGTAGATCGCAAAGATATATAAAAAAACGCAACGAAAATCGTTGCGTTTTTTTTTAGCCAACCAGTGCGATGAACGCGTCGAGTGTCTTGACACTATCGAAATCTGAGTCAGTCCTCGCGTCCTCACGCATTTCCGCACTCACTTGCACGGCCTTCGTCAAATACTCACAGCACTGATCGGGCAAGCTTGCTAGAGCAGCATAACAAGCCGCATTGTAGAGCCAGGAAACATGTGGATTCTCACCTGCTACCGCCAACGCACGTACCGTTGTCTCATAGGCGAAAGCAAACTCCCCTAATCGTTTAAGCACATAAGCCTTACGAATGAGCAATATTGCAGTTAAGTAGCCATCCATCAAGTCATCTCCTGGCCCGCACACTTTATCAACACGACTAACTACATCGCGGTAAAGGTCCTCTTTCACGGCTTCGCTGATATGTTCCCGTTCAGACCTGTCAATGACATCCCATATCAACTGCGAGGCAATAAGCGCTACCGCATTACGATGCATGCGGCTTGTAAACTCCTCAACCATTTTTTGCATTTGTGTTTCATGGTCAGTTTTCACTGCCTGCATCTGCAACTGATGATCTCCCTTTACCGCCTGCATCTGCGCATCAAGATCATTTTTGTGCGCACGAACAATCTCATCAAATTTATTCTTTTGCTCTTCGATGTGTCCCGCATGTGCAGTCTCCAGCCTCTCAAGCTTATCTTTTGTTGGCTTAATTACTGCCTTCCACTCTCGGAATCCAAAAAAAGCCACAAGAGCACCCAGTGCACCGAAGAAGTACATCAGCATTTGCATTCGGTCAGCAGATGCTTGAGAGTGCTCGCGTGA